GTCTCCTCTAACCTCTAGTCCTTCCCCTAGAGTTACAGCTTGACTCTAGGTTGGGCCTTGCTTTCTTTCCACGGGGTCTCCTCTAACCTCTAGTCCCTCCATGATGGTCACACCAGCTCCATCATTTCAGGCCGTGGGGGCCATTTTGGCTTTGTTTTCCCAGTCCTCCTGGGGCGTGTCTTTTGTCCGGGCTGCACTGCACGCTAGTGGCACAAAACCTGTGGCCCGACACTGGTCCAGGGCACTTCGTGAGCCAGGGAGTTCTCCGAGACGGTATTGAACGCTTAGCTCCTCCATGCACCCAGATTTGTTAACCCAGTCCTCCTGGGGTTGGAACGCAGACAGCACCGTCATCCAACATCCGGTGGCAGGGATTCCCTGGCCTGACTTCCTCTTCCTATCTCTTCAAACAAATGCTAATTTATATGTTTATTGCTCTAAACTAACACTACTTTATATACATTTTTACACCTACCTCATGTATTTACAAGACACCTTCACTCCAGCTTTCAATGGGTTTGAACCTGTTTAGAGTTGGCATGTAATCTACATAGTGCTCAGGGCCAATGAGAGCTCTGATCTGCATAATTGGAGTGTATATGTTCTCGGCCCAGGTGGATCTAGCTCGATGTCCAATCAGACTACCACACCAGCCATCTTCCCTCTTTCCAAGGTATGGCACTTCGTTCCATGAAGTCACTGGGGTTTTGTCTTCCATGTGTTCATTTTCTTCAATCCACACCCTGTTCCACACTGCCAACATGTCTTCAGAAGTCATCCACTCACCTTTTCCATGGATTGACCACGTTGTCCTTCCTGTGGGGACCCATGAGACGGGGACAGATGAGCAGATGGCGTTTGCCATTAGTCTGAGGTCCCTCCTGTGGAAGTACATCAATAACCACATCTGAGCGTATGCTTTGCTCAGGCATGCTGTTTCTGTTAGTGACCAGCCAGACCCTGGAGAGAGCCTGGCTCTTCCAATTAGTTCGTCCTGGTCTCGACATGGAACCACAATCTTTCTGCCATCTTTCATTTGCAGCTCGTGGAAATGGTGTGAGCAAAAGGGTACTTCTTGCCAGTTTCTCCAACCGGTTGAGGGCTTCCATTCCTGAGTGTCTTTCCTCACCTTAGACATACTGTTGAGGAAATGCAGTGCTGTGGCGAATCTGTCATCTGCTGGTTTCACCACACAATCATCCCCGCTAACTGCCATGGCTGACAACCTGTTCTCTCCATTCTTTTGGAGCCATTCTTGGATGCGCTTTTCCTTTCCTTTCTTTAGGCGCTCTGTTTCCTCGGGGAGCAGCAACTCCTCCCCTTCCATACATCTAATGAGCTGGACGCACAGGTTCGTGAAAGTGTTGAGAGCATAAGTCACAACCTGTCCACTTCCCCTCTGGTCTTCCCGCGAGATGACATCCATGACTGTTTTCCCATCACGTCCCGGTCGCATTACCTTCACCACCTTGTTCATGTAAGCAAATTTAATGAGTGGTTCTGCGACAGCTCTGTGCATTGGTTCCATCTTTTCCAAAATGATGGCTTCGTTTTCCAAATCAGCCTTGGTTATTCTAGTGTCCCATCCAGCCGTGTCGTCTGCGTACATAAGTCCTCCTTCTTTGGCCGAGATGTCACGCAGCACATACCCCAATTTTTGGAGTCCAAGTCCTTCAACACCTCCTTTAGTGTTTTCCCTGCTCATCCAGTGATCCTCGTTCAAGAAACCCAAGGCTTCGAACTCTAGGAATCTGGCCCCGAGCCACATGTACCAAATAGCTCTACTACCTTTTGCTTTCCCGAACTCTCCCATCTTCTTTTCTCGCTTTCCCATCATGTTGTAAATGCAGGTCTCACACTTCCCTTGCAGGTGCAGTTCTCTCTCTCTGTCAACAAGACTCCAAAACTCAGGATCCTCAACCGCTTCCCTGGCGCTGGCCCATTTATGCTGCTCCTCAAACATGGCCCCCAGGGCTGCGTTGCTATTCACCTTCTCTATGAACTCTTCTTTTGTACACATCCTCGGTTGTTTGTTTCTGCCAACAAAGTTCCACATCCATCTTGCCACGATGTTCATGACCCTAGCTGTTCCTACAGGTGGTTCTGGGGCTTTGGTATCAACCTTTTCTTTAAAAACGCGCTGTTGCCCAAAAGGAGTGGTGTCCGTCATGGCCATATTTACCACGTTTTGCAAGGTGTCCCAAGGTTTTGACAGTATCCTAACTACCCCATTAACCATTGAGCTGGCTGAGCCTGTGGCTTTCACTTCGTAGCTTCCATGATAGTTCCAAGTCTTGTAAGGATTGTCTTGGTCATAATGCCAAGACGGAGCATATTCTCTGGCCAAATTCTTCACCCTATCAGCGACCATTCCCCAGTCAGTCCTCTGTCTTGTGCAGCTCACAGCTCTGGTCCCTGAACCCAAGTCCACATCTTCTTCATACCTGGGTCCATTGCGGTTGGTTTTGTGCATCCTGTTGATCAGCATTTGGCTTACTGTATTAATACTATTTGTCACATTCCCACTTGAGCCGCTCACCCAGTACATCTCATGTGTTGAATTACGCGAGAGTGGCACCCTAACCAAACCACCTCCCCATTTCAGCTGCAGTCTTTCCAATTCTTTTATGACCGCTGGCATGTAGGGACAAAGCACTTTTATGCAGAACTCTTCAACGCCCCTAGCTAGCCATTCCTCGGCCATTTGCAGCACCCTGATTGTTCTGGCAGATTCAATTTCTGGGACGGGTGAAGCTTCACCTATGTCACACAGCAGTGTGTCAGATGGTTCAGTCGGCTTGAAATGAACATTAACCCCACTCTTTAATGTCACAATGTTCCAGCCATAGCTCTGGGTCATCACTGGTTCCTCATGCCCTGGCCCTCCTTTTGTGTAACCTCTCACTTCCTGAACCTGCTTTAATGTTGCACAGTAGTAACTCCAACCTCCTCTGCCGCAGCCTAAGTCCACAACTTTGCCTCTTGGTTTGAGAAACCCACGCTCCACGAGCCACCTCAACTTTGCCGTGCCTCGTGAAACTGGGTGCCCTCCTGTCACATTCCCTTCACGGCGAGCTCTCTTTGCAGCAGCTCTATCTACTTCAATGATCCCGTCTTTCCGGTATTCCATAAACTCTTGCCGGGTCAGTTGATTAAGCTGGGCCTTCCATGCCTCCCCCAAAGTTCTGCCAGTTCCCCCTCCCCGACGCAAGGTCCCTGCCTGGAGGTTCCGAGTTATAGTCCATGCTAGAGAGGCCCCAGCCAGCCAGTTTTTCCTCAACAAATGGCACATAGCAACAGCTGTGGTTGCGTTCCAAATACGACCTGCAGCTCCCTCAATTAGTGTCACCGAAGCGGCAGAGGTCAACATTCCAAACTCGGTCAAGGTTAGCGTATTTGGTGTTAGGAACACCGCCACTAAGGCTATTCCCACTAGCACACATTGACCCAATTTCTTCTCTGTAATAGGAGTGCTGGCCTCAAGGTCTGGAACATCTGTAGCCACTATGCCATCAACCACGGGATTTTTCATCACACCTGCAGCAGTTCTCCTCTGGGCCGACCTCATGGCTTCTGCTTGCCAGCCTGGCACCAAAAATGCATAATGCAGTATGACCATCATAACTGCCGAGACCGTTGTTGTCATTGTGAACTGTCCCCAACACCCTAAGAGTAGCAGGGGTACTGACAAGTCTGCTTTGACAAAAGGCATGCCTTTCCCTAGTCCAAATAGTGCTCCAGCCTGCGCTGTCATTGCCATGAGTGAAAAGTTCACATACTCTGTTATTATGAGGTGTTTTAGCAAGGGAGTCAGAAATGTTGTAGCTCCTGCGTAGGCCGCCCATGCCGTCGCTGGTCTCAAATCTGGCCAAGGCATGCTCCAGGTTTCTTGATGACTATCGCTTTTCCTCCCGAACAGAGCTGACAAGTCCTTCTTTGTTTGCTCTAGCCAACCCATTTCATTTGACGCCACAGCACCCACCACTAACAAGACAACAATCATGAAAACAGCCAAGTGACTATCCGTCTGCGATCTCTGTCTCTCTGGTTCTGGAATCAAAACAATCATCAGCAGTAGAGAAACTAGAAGCACACCGGCAATCTTCTGGGCCGGGACTTCTGCTATCCATAACAAAACCGTAACTGTGGCCATGACCATGGCTCCAAGACCTGTCTTCCCTAAGCCTCTCCTCTGAACAAAGAACAAGAACACCCCCATGGAGGCGACTGTCATCATAAACACCAGTAAGAATGTTTCAAGCGTCTCAGGCAGTTCTTCCAGGGCTTCTCTGTGGGCCCTGCTCCCTTTCTCAGCTGTAGTCAGCATGTATATGTTGTCCATGGATTCTGTCATTCTGTGAGCGAAGTGGTCAGGAAGCATTCTGAAAACCTCAAGGATCCCTATCGCTGATCTCTTTCCACTCGCAAAATCCTTGAAGGCTTTTAAGGCCTGGTGATCTGCCCACAATCTTCCATCTCTCCACCGGGGCTTCAAGATTTTCTTCTCACCTGACTTTGTCCATAACTCCACTGGGTTGTTGTCTTCCAGAACAGTATTGCATGAGGGTCCATCAAAGCACCACCGCCGGTCATTGTAACTTATCCCAGCTTCAGCGACCTTGTACGATATCCAGACAGGGAGGTCTCCTGTCCTCAGGTACTCCACAAAGTGTTTCCTCTGCTCAGTCCTCAGTCTGAATTCCCCATCAATTGCGTCAACCTTGTCCCGCTCTGGGCCGTACAACTGGGCAACCAGCCCATCTGGCATGTTAATGTTGTCCAGCAGTATCTTGGCCTCTTTCCAATGAGCGAAATCATGATCATCCTCGCTGGTTGGTCCTGAGTAGTGGTATTCATCTCCAATTTGTGTTACATCCCTTCCAACCCGTCCACGACGCTGGGCTGCACTGGCTGATGTTATAGGAACTGGTCCATTCATTTGCACGCTTCCTTCTCCATCCTCAATAATCACTGGTTTAATGCACTTCCGACTATCTATGACCCGTTGCGCTCCAAAGTTCGCTCCCATTTCTGAGATGTCAGTGGTTATCACAAAATCCCATTCTCCACTCTTGCATTTAGGATACTCTGAGTCAAAACTCTTCCTATTTAGCTGAATTACCTTCTTACCGGCCTTTGTCAAGCACACGGCAATCTCATTACCAGACTTCACGCTGGGGACAAACCATACAGTCTTTCCTTGAAAGTCTGTTATCCACTCATACCCAGAATTCCAAGCTCTATCAGGGATTTGCTCTTCAATGTCTGTTATTGGCGAGTTGGAGTCCGGAAATGCCTCAGTTGTACCTGGAGGTGTGGCTGTCATGAATATTGCTGCTGCCTCTCCCAGTTCCACCTTTGTTGATATATATCCTCTGGCAGCAATACTGGCGGGGTCTGTGAAGTGAGCCTCATCCATAATGAACAAGTTGTAATTCGGCACTCGCTGAGGTGTGAGCAGCCGCGCCGTCAAAGTCGCGTGACACATCACATCTATTATCTCTGTTCCGGTATGCTCCCTCTTTACTGCCGGAGTCAGATACCGTATTGGAAGTCCTTTCAGTGCTTCCGCTATTTCAGCGGCCACCACCCGAGTCGGAGCCAAGACAGCTGTTCTTAATCGTTTGTCAATGGCGCTCTTCAGAATCATGGGGAGGACCTTCCTGGTCTTTCCTGAACCTGGATGTAGGTCCAGCACTGTTAGTTGCCTTTTTCGCAGCATGTTTTCGTCAAACACCTGAGGAACTTCTTCTTCCTTCTTCTCCCCTTGAGTGATCATACTGACAAAATCGCCTGAACCCACCAGGATTCCATTACCATAGAGGCCAACCACCTGTCCTTCCTTGTCAATGATAGGTGATCCAGAGGTTCCCGTTGGGTAATCGAGGGACACAGCTCCAACTTCACCATATTGAGTCTTAAAAATTCCTGGTTGGGTCTGCACATTTATGACCTCTTTGCCTGGTTGCACGACGATGACTTGCACTTCATCTACGCCATTCCATTGCTTCCCCAATTTCCATGGTCCACCATAGGAAATTAGATCATTGCGTACACTCGCCCAATATGGGACCAGTGTTCCTTCTCCTGCTTGAATAACGGCCCCATTCGTCACGTGCCACATGGTGTGAAACACTCCCTCATGCATGACTCCCACTCCAGCCTGGTATTTCCCTAACAGTCCTCTTGCCATAATCCGGAAAACTCCATTGCCTACTTCGGCTCTCTTCCTTTCCTTTGGAGCTGGCACATCCCAGATGACTCCTCCTCGTTGTTTTGCCTTGGTTGTCATCCAGTAACCTGCCAGAGTCAGTGGCAGGAAGTATGGGTTGTATGAAGATAACAGAATAAGCCCAGTTCGAAAGGCCCAAACACCGAGCGACACACCAGGATCGTTCAGTAATCTCATATTACCGTCCTGATCAATTTCCACATCAAATCTCTGTGATGCTCCAGTCACCCTCGCCTCCTCACTCCACGAGATGTCGCTCGCTTTCTCTAGCCATAAGTCTGTAGAGAAGCCTGTTACCACTGCCACCACCAGCATAATCCCGCCAACGGCTAATGGAATCGCCATGCTGCTGTCATCAAACTGGGCTATTCCTCCTGCCAACGCGAATGTCAATCCCACAGCAGTCAAAGCCTCACTGACTGGCCACCCTCTCCGTGTCACTGGCTTCAGCACCATGTGCAGACCAGCAAACACCAAAGGGCTAGCGATTCCAGCGGTAGCGCATGCCACTCCCAGGAGCATGCCTCCCTTCTTTTTTGCCATTGCATTGCTCCTCTCTTTCAATAGTGAGAGGATTCCCAGGGTTAGCACACCTATTCTCACCACATCTATCCCCACTATTCTGAGCCCTGGAGCCAGCAAGCTAACAAGTGGCAGAGCAAAGGAGCTAACCGTCCCTTCAAACACGGCTCTCAGCAAGAGCCAGGCCATGGCTCCGGAGTTGAGTAATGTTGGTATACTCATGTTCAAATCTCTCATTGCCACTGTTATGAGTGCTAACGCAACGCCAAGCAATCTGCTTTCCTGATTGCTCCACTTCCTCCTCAGTAGGAATCCAATCAGTAAACCTGGCTGGATGTTAAAGGCAGCCACCATGGCCAAGTGCACAATGTCACCACCTGTATTGCTCTCAGCAAATGCAGCTGCCACTAGAATGACGTACTTGACCAGATCACTGTACGTGATTCCTCCAAACAGAACCAAGGCCATCAGCAACAGCAGCGCTGACCAAGCAATTGGAGCCGTCATGCGCCTTCTCAAAATCTCCTGGGCTGCTACAATCATGACGAGCATTCCCAATTGCATAGGTTCCATGCCACCCCCTTGAAAAGCCATGACCTTTGATTTGATCAACATGTCGTCTCCGTGAACAGTTGGCCGAATTTCCATCCCATACCAGCATCCACTTTTTGTAACAAATCTCAGTGGTGGGGTGGTGCAAGACCTACAACACCAATCTGTTATCAGTTTCCCACTCGCTGTTGTTGTCCTAGCTGAAGGCCCTCTGTCGCGGCACGAGCTCGTTACTGTGACAGTTGTTCCAGGGCAGTAGTCGAAGTCTATTACAATCTCTTTCTCATCCCACGGTCCGGAACTCTGAACCTTGTATCCTGTCCTCGTGTTGTGATGACTCTTCGGTCCTCCCAATGTTTTAGGTATGATGAGTTCACTCTCCACAACGCTGTCACTCCACAGTGTATGGGTTTCCGGCCATGTGCATGACTTCACCTCGCCCAGCACAGCTCTCTCCAGTTTCCAGCTTCCATTATTCTTGCTCTCTATCCAATAGCTCAGGTCACTGTGCACAGCTCTATTTCCTTTAATCGCTGTGCCCATTACTGCGGTGTCACAATCAGTTATATTTTCTGTTCGCATTTCCATCCATACCTTTGTGGACAACACTCCAAACCCAAAGTCTTCAATCTTCATACTATTCCATGCTCTTCTCTCATCTGGGCACTCTTTAGTTTTTGGTCCATCGATGACAAATGTATTATTTGACATCTTCGGGCTGCTAAAAATACTTTTCCCCCATTTCTTCCATCCGTACATGAGCTCTCCATCAACATTCGGCAGCCTCTGATTGGTTTTCCTGTATCTTCCAGGATTTTCTTCAACCACCACAGTCAAGTCAATGGCGTTGTCTTCCAAGATCGCGTTCAACTCATGTTTGATGCTTACCCACATGTTGTGCTCGAGCCTGCTAACTGATCGTACGCCACAAATTCCAGCCTCATGAGCTTCTGCCACGACTTTGGCAAGTCTCCTCGGTGTGGATGGATAGTACTTATAATTATCCTTCCAAGCCTCAACATCGTTGAAGACAAACATGCCTTGTCCACATTTCAATTCTTTCCTAGCCAAGTCGATTGAGCACCCCGTGTCGGCATTGACATTTACTGCCAGGAAGACTAAGATTCCTCCTACGGCTAGAAAAGTTATAGAAATGGATCTGTCCCTTGCATTCAGCCCCATCCACAATAGCAGTGCCCCCAACATGCCTTGAGTAATCCATGACATTCCTCCAAATAAGCTTTTAAATGCTGAGCCGAAAACCTGATGAATGCCTTTCCCAATGGAAGTGAGTACACCCCCAACTGAGCCAAAATCCCATGCAGTGTCACCCAAAGCAACCATCCTTTGTGCTCCTTTGAGTGTTGACGTAAAAGCTTTTCCAATTGTGCTCCCACTTCTATGCCACTGGTACCTAATCTGTCCTTTTCCACTTCCTACTAAGATGAATGAATCCCCGAATGGAGGTTCCACTTCCACCATTATCTTGGCACCCGTGGAGGAGGTCGACACGTATGGGTTGACTGTTATCAAGCGTCCAACTGGTGTCATGTCATTCAGATCTGCCGACATGGATATGGGAACTCTACAGGGCCCATCGGTACCTACATAAGACAATTCCACCACGACAGTGCCATGCCCAGTGTCGGTAGGATTCTTCACTAGGGAAAATGTATTGCTACACATCGGGTAGGTCATTCCTTTCAGCTTCAAACCCTGCATTTTAACCCTGCATTTAAGATGACCTGAGGTCATTTCCAATTTGCTTCCAGAGTACTTCACTGGAATAGCTCCCGCCAATGCTGCATGGAGGGCTCCTTCTTGTGATGCCAAAGCCACCACTGATTGTTTGGTGGCGTGGGCCTCCTCAAATTCTATCAATGACTCTTTGTTTTGCCACGTCCCCGCTGATGACCCTGTCCATGGTAAGTTGAGATCATGAAACCAGTCTCTGTTAACAAGCCAGCTTTTTGTGTTCATGGTAAAGACATAGAATTGCCCCATGTCAACCCCAGATCGGGGTTCACATTCGAGTGTGACGGTACCATAATCCTCCATCTCAGCGGTGTAGACGGGACTTTTGGGCGTTATAACGAATCTAGCGGCATGTTTCAGCGACTGCTGGGCTGAATAATTGTGGTAGGTGCTCGCTTCCGTGGAACCATGTATGAAAACTGCAACTTCAAACTGGACGTTTTCCTTCTGCACAATCCTGCCTTCTGCTTTTTTTGTGCAGTCAAACTTGGCACATGTCTGTATGCTCCCCTTTCCAAACAAGCCACAGCCATTGCCCCAACCCCTGTCCACAAAATCTTTTTTGCATATGTATTCAGCATAAGTTGCCTTGGGATTATGAGCCTCTCCCATGGTTGGGCATCTGGATTCTGTCGTCACGTCCGACACTTTCGGCTCATAGCAGTAAGATCTCACAACCGCTAATTCTGTAGCCTCCATGTTCATCATCTTGACGTCTATGGTCGGCCTGTCTTTTGCCGTGATGGTCACACATGAGCCTCCTTCCAGAACGACATCGATCCACTCAACACCATTCACTCCCTCAACAAAGTCTCGGTTCTGCATCCCCAGACAGCTGAAGCTGTACGCTGGGGCAATTAACATTAACATAATTGTGAAAATTATCTTTTGGCTTCTCGTCGTTCCCAGATTCCAGCCTATGAAAATGGCAGCAAGAGCATACCCAGGATTTCTCAACGCCCAGTTCTCAACCTTCGTGAGATATTTAGTGGCTTTGGTCGAATCCATCCACGGCGTGTTCTTGGCCTCAAGTAGACTCTCTCCATGGTGATGCACGTTCACCGATCTTCTAGACCTCCGTCCATGCCGTGAAGGGGTGCATCTCCCATAATGAATGTATATCTCAGTCTCATTGCACCAGCAGTCTATGTCTTCAGGTTCGTAGCCGTACTCCAACTTTGGGCACAGATACGTTATGTCATCCTGACACATTAGTCCCACATCTAGAGCACGTACGACGCATCCATTGCTGCCAGCCGTTGTTGGAATGACTAGCAAGTCTGATACATCAGTCTTATTTAAAGTGGCCAAGACTCTGCCATTATAGTTTCCAAGCTTCAGCCCAGCAACTATCGGGAGTAACATAATGATCCAAGAGCAACTCCCCCCCCGACGTTTCGCCTTCCGCTTATTCAGTCCGTCGAGCATCTGTCCAATGTCGCGCTTGAAGCTTTTCAGATGTTTAGTCGCCTCATTAACTCCAACCAGCTTCCATCTCTTCAGCATTCCAATGGTTGGCCTCAGGGCTGTAAACTTGAAGAAAGTCAGTAGAGCCAGCACAAACCTTATGGGTCCTGCTCCTCTCAGGACCCCATCAATCGTCCTCTTTATCCGCGCTAGCGGATTTCCGCGGGACGTTCCGCGCTTTAGCATATTGACAACCCGGCCTGAGCCGGGTCTTCCTGGTTTTTTGTTAGACATAGTTGTCTCTATCCAAAAAACGTTCAAACTGTGTTTACGTTCACACGCACTACTCCAAAAGCTGTTTGGAATAAGTTC